AATCTCACCTAAATTTTGAGCTCCCGCCAAAGTTTCAATTGGATTTGTTTGAGCGGGGTCACGAACAGGTATGAAATAATCTTGGTCTACTGCCATTTGATTATATCTCATATCCACCTGACCGTTTCTTGAGTCTACTATTTGGTCTCTTTTAAATTTGTTTGCAACACGCTGTACATATGCTTCGATATCTTTGTCATCCATGTTACCAACAAAGATTTTGAAAACTCTTCTTTCAGGTGCTCTTGTTGTTCTATAAATCAACATAGCATCCTCAGCTAAAAGTAATTGTTTCCAAATTCTTCTTATTTTATCCAACATAGAAGTACCATAAGGAAGTTTTCTATCATCACCTAACAATCTAAAATGTGCAATTTCCCAAGCTTGAAATTCCAACTCTTTGTTTTTCCATTGGAATCTTAATTCCCTTGTGGGCATCTGCATTGCATTTTGTTGGTTCGGTGTTTTACTTTCTTTACCCTCGTGTCTTTCTATTTCAATATTCGGTAGTTGTTGACAACCTATGATACCCTTTTCAGGGTCAATTTTCAGGTAAACGAAGTTGTCTCCATACTTACACACACCTCTTGTCCACATTTGTAGATTAGTATTTAAATCTAATCTATTCATGAATAAATCTTCAAGAATACTTTTAATTCTTGTTGATTCTGAAAATATGGTTAAAATTTCACCCTTTTCGGATAAAGTTGTTGATTCTTCAGCGTAGATGTCTAATGCCGCAGAAATTTCAGGAGTAAACTCCATTGATTCATAATCGTAATATGCCGATAACCTGTTAGGTTCATAGTATACCGATTGGTTGTAAAGAGATTGGTCGAGTTTTGTCCATTTATCTGCGATGTATTGGCTTTGTTGTGCTTGCAACATCGCTTTCTCATACTCTTCTCGACTATTTGTTTTTAATATTTGCTCTTTGTCAAAATTGAAAGACGGAGCTTCTTCAGGAGTTACCTTATTAGGAAACCCAAACACCTTTGTTAATCTCTGAAAAACCGTCAAATTACTTTCTGCCATGTATATAAATAGTTTATGAGAATATAATTAATTCTGTTATGATAATAAAGGATTATCTTTTTTTACCAAACAACCATGCGTACTGTTGGTAATTTTCTTTTGTTGCGTTATTAGTGTGTCTTGGGATACTTGGGTCATTATCCATGGACATTGAACCTATTTGGTCAAAAGCGGTACCGTAAGAATAAAATGATTTGTTTGGTTCATATGTTCTTTCAGACAAAGTCCATGATTCCAACATCGCTTTATTTGCGTTTTCATTTTTAGTTAATTGACTAAAAGATATGTCACCAACATATAAAGCCATAGACATACTCATAATTGCATCGTCATGGGCTCCTTTCATGTGGTCAGGTCTACCATTTATATAAACAAACGTGTTTAATTCGTTCATTAATCTTGTTGACCTTACCTGAAACCCCTTTCTTAACTGTTCCTCAAACGCAGCAACAATTTGTGTTCTTTTATTGTTGAAGTTTAATCCGGGAATTTTCTCCATCGCTTTGGAATTATACTCCCAAATATTCTTGGTATTAATACCATCAATGTAAAGATTTTTGTAGTTCAATTCCTGTAACTTCCTTGATGTAGCAACACCCATACCTCCTGTAATATCGACAACAATAAACGCCTCATATAAAATACCCCACTTGTATGCGATGGATGCTAAATCATCTGGTGGTATTTTTCCAATATATTCCGCAACTTGTTCCCTCTCATCAAAATCAATAATGTTAATTGATGAAAAGTCTTCACTATCTCCACGGGATACGTCTACACCCATAATATACTTGTGACCTTGTATTGGTTCTTTCCATTGCCAAAAGGTACCCTGCATATATTTTTCTTTTGGGTCCCTTATCATGTTTTTAACAATGTTGTCTTGAACCTCACTAGGGATTACACCATCACCCGAACCTAAAAAATCACACTCTAATTCCTGTGCAATTTTACGTCTATCAAATTTGAATTTTTTAGACATTGCTTCAAACCATGAAGAAAGTGGTTTATACCCATCCTCTTCATATTGTTTATAGTTGGCGATGTCAAAATCGTACATTACAACTTCGTTGTCGTCGTATTGTTCCCTATTTAACATATAGTGAACAATATCCGAACACTTAACCCATCTTAAATCTTTTGTGTATCGTGGGTCTTTAAACCATCTTAAATCCGTAATGTGAAAATCATTAACACCTCTGATTGCTTGGTCATATACACCGTAATAAATCGGGTCAAATCCATTAGGGGTAGAAATTAGAATAATTTTACCACCCGTTGATAATGACGCCATTGATGCTGCCCAAAAATCTTCACCAGCTTCAATATATGCAGCTTCGTCAAATACAAGTATGGTTGGGGTATATCCACGTAATGCGTCCGCAGATGTTGCCACCGCTTTGACCTCACATCCATTGTTTAATCTAAATCTACTTTCAGAATTCTTATCGGGTGAGAACCCAACATTTAACCAATCAGGCCATTGGTCTAAGAAATGTCTAACTTTATTAGCCATTTCGACCGCGGTATCCTTTTTGTTAGCGATAACAAGAACCCTTTCAGGATTTTCAGGTTTCGCTAATTGTAACTTTTTGGAAATCCAAGCGGCGGTTACTGTAGTTACACCCGCCTGTCTATACTTTCTAGTTATATTTTCGTTGTATTGTTCGTAATCTTTGAGTAACTGAATTTGGTCAGGAAATAACTCTAACGGTACATATTTTTTCTGAGTATTATCATATGTTTGAAGATACGTTTTCAACGCATAGGTCGTATCCTTCATTATACGAGCATACTCTTTTAATTGTTCAATTTTTTGATTACTCATATATATAAATATGAAAAAGGGTGGTTAAAACCACCCTTTAGTATTATTTTAAGATGTTGGACCCTCAGGGTCTTCATCATCATCTGAGAATCTAATACCTATATCTCCTAAGAAACCTCTTAAATCATCATCACTCACATCGTCACTTACTTGTTCTAAGTCTTCATTAAACCTTGACATTGCATCTTGGTAATCTTGATTTTTTAACATTTGGTCAATTCCTTGTAACAATTCTCCCATAAATCTTTTTCCATTTTCGGAACCCGATAATACCTCTTTGGTGAAAACCAAAAATTCTTTAGCGGGTAATCTGAAAATACTAACTAAAAGGTAGTTTTGTAATTCAAATTTAGTATCGTCAAGTAAAATTTCCTCAGGGAACTGTCTTCGCATTCTTTCCCAAATTGCTGGACCTAATCTCAAGTCCCATATTTCTTTTTCTAAAGTATCTTCAGATTGTTCAACTTCAGACCATCTTGGGTCTTCATTACCTTGTTCATCCTTAGGTCTACCTTGAATGGCGAATAATTCTAAAACTCCTTTAATTAATTCGTGAACTAATATTGGGAAGTTAATACCTCGAGCAACAATGGTTGGTGGTGTAGTATTTCTTCTAACTTCTTGTTTACCACCTACACTTCCACCACCGCCGGCACCGCCCATCATCATTTTCATGGTGTCATCACTCAATTGCCAATATAATGTATCATTTACTGACATTAATATTCCATACTGATTAAGTAAGGTTTCTGAACCTGTGATTTCTCTAATTTTATCCGCAACATAATGATACATGTAGTGACCTTTTTTAGATGCCCCTTGTATCATACTATTAATTAATCTTCTTTTTGCCTTTTCTAAATTTAAAACACTTAAATCATCAGATAATTCTTGTTCAATATCAACAGGTTCCATGTTAGGTTCTTCTTGCATTTCTCTATTGAAATTCGAAGTATCTATTTGACCAACACCAACAATTTTAGCATCAAATTGTAATCTACCTTCAGGTATAGACATTTCTCTTTTTACCAATTCTATCGCCAATTGTTCAAGTGCTTCTTTATGTGCTGATTCTGTTTGAATAATCTCATTGTGAGCCCCCATCATCATTTGTGCAAGTGGCATTATACCACGTTCACCTGACATAGGAGTTTGAACACCTGTGTATTCTCTTACTTTAGCAACAACTTGTCTATATCTTTCTGATGCTAATAGTTCTTGGAAATTTTTATTTGGTTCATCACCTGTTTGAGGTAAAGGTACTTTTTTTAGAGGTGTATCACCTTGAGATAGTTTATCTTGTATTCCTTGATAAGGTCTATCTTCTGTATCAAAATCCATTGGCATTTCATTAATATCTTCCATTAAAGATATTAAATCTTTTTTTGTAAATCTCATTTTGACATTTTTTTCTTTTCAGCTAATGCCTTTGGTTTTGGGTCAGTACCCTCACCTGGCGCATACGGGTCTATAGTTGGTTTTTCAGGTGTCTTTGGTTTGGTTGGGGTGTCTACATCAGGTTTTGATGGTGCTGGTTGTGATGATACGATTGCATCATATGACATAAACTCAGGAACACCATTGTGACCTTTACGTGCTTTACTTTTTGGCATTGGTTGGAACGTTTCCCCAACTTTTTCATTTATAACACCCATGATGTCTTTTTTTGATGTAAAGTGAGAATACTTTGATTCTGCTAAATCTAGAACCCATTCTTCAATTTCTTGAGATTTGTTTTCTTTGTGTTTTTTATCTTTACACTTACAATCTTTCATTCCACAAACGGAACAAACTTTTGTTTTATTTTTTTCTGTTAATTGGACATTGAACCCAGCATCTGTATATTTTTTAACTTCAGCAGGAGATGTTGTTTTTTTCATCATAACAGAACCCGCCTCTTTTAAAACGGTATTTGAAAGTGTTATGAGTTCGTTATCACTTAAACGAGAAAGAGTCTTATCTGAAAACCCTTCCATAACTAATTTTTCGATGATTAATTTTCTATTCATGATTCTTTGAATTTTATTGATTTTTTCTCAAGAGTAAAATTCCTCTCTTTTAATTTTTTTGAAACATTTTCATATGATTCACCAAAACGGAAAAACAATCTATCTTCTTCCAAATCAAAATTTGATTTTTCCCAAGCCATAGCGATTATTCCGTCCACAGCATCAATAACACCGAAATAGTCAGAATTTTGTATCAATTCAAAAACTATGTCGGTGTCTTTTAAGAGACCTACTTGGTCAATATATTCTATGTTTGGTGATTTTGGTGTAGATGTAGAAGATGCTGGTACGTCAAACCATTCGTCCATGTCTATCTCAGTAGATTCACTAAAAATGAATTCATACTGTTTTTGACCCTTATAATCGGTTCCGATTTCGTTGACATATATCAGTCTCATTTACTTAAAGTATTTACCCAGTGTTTCAGATATACTTTTGTTGATTTCTTTCTTTATTTCGTCTAAATCAATCTCTTTAACATCATCATTACCTAAATCAGCGTATTTTGATAAATCGATTTCTTCTTCGGTTGACATTGGTGTATTGATAAATGTTTCCAATTTATCCATTACATCCATTTCACCTAAATCTCCCTCATCTCCTGTTGGTTCTGCGGGTGTAGTATCATCATCGGCAGGTACATCTGGCATATCATCAGACATATCTGCGTCGTCTTCGATTTCTCTATCGAATTTTTTACCAATTTCTTCAATATCCTCGTCATCAAGTTTATCCAAGTCAACAGCGGAAATAATCATATTCAAAACGTATTTGATATCATCACTTTCCATTTTTTCTTTTTGGTCTCTTAATTCTTGACCAAGTTTACCTGAATATTTTTGAATTTCGGACATATAATCAGATGGTTTAGCGCCACCCATATCTCCTTCATCACCCATATCTGTTTCATCTGACGGTGGAACATCTCCACCCATTTCAGGTGCGGGAGGAACATCACCACCCATATCCATATCAGGTGCGGGTGCAGGAGGAACATCACCACCCATGTCAGGTGCAGGAGGAACATCACCACCCATGTCAGGTGCGGGTACAGGGGCTTCATTTGCTTGTCCTGAATTTTGTTTTAAAACATATTTTGTTGCTTCATTAAGTTCACCACCAGATAATAGTTGTAATCTTTTTAATGCCTCAGCGTATGAATTAAATCTATTTTTATTTTTCATGAAAAGACCACCAATGTAGTCTAATGAACTTTCATTTAACCCTTTTTTTACGTAATATCCATCTTTTTCCTTAACAATACCAAATTTAGACCCATTCACTGATTCTGATAGATATTCGGTTTTTGATGTTAATGTTTGATTTGATGTAGTTGATTTTTTATCACTACCGTAATAGGTTAACTCAAGGATACGCTTCAATTTGTCGTCTCCGTTAAGTTTTTCGCTTCCTAGTGGTTTTAAATCTGCCATTTGTTTAAATGTTGATAATTATATTATTCTTGTATCCTATAAATACATGCATATAGTAAAAAAAATTATTCTATTTACTGTGGTAGGGACAATTTTTTATTTCTGACCTTTGTTTTTATATCAAATAACTTTTCGATGTAACCATTTCTTCGTAATAACTTGAAAGTTAAATTTTCATACGAATATTCACCACCCACTTCTAACCCAGTTTGTCTGAACTTCTTTAACTTACTTTTTAGTTCATCTACTTGTTTTATAACGTCATTACCTTCTTCAGCACTTTTTTCCAAACTGTCGATTAGTTTACCATATTCTTCACTCTTCTCAAGGATTTTCTTATCGTCTAAGTCAAATGCAGATTCTATTTGTTTAGGTTCAACAACCCAATCATTATTTAAAATAGAATAAACACCCGTTGATACGCCAGGAGAATCAATGTCCTGAACATAAAACTCCACTTCAAAACCTTTTACAGTGATATCATTTGACGCCGCCCATGCTTTTTTCTTAAGTTCAAAAAACTCTTTTATTATTTCGTGAAAAACGATAGAATTTGATTTTGCGGAATCAAACTCATCTATATCAACTAATATGTGGATATCTAAATCAGAATAATTAGACCAATTATAGTTCGCTAAAGAACCTGTAAAATGGATATCATAAATAAAAAAATCAATACCGATAAAATCAAGAAATGCGTTGGTGATTTCTAAAAGTTTCTCTCTTATTTCTTCTTTTATAACATAAGAATTTTTTGTCTTATTAAAAATTTCCAATGATAGAGAATCCTTAGGTATAAAGGATTTCATTATTTCTTTATCTTTTTCAATATCTTCAATAAATTCTCTATAATTTTTCATTTTATCTTTTTGTATTTAAAACTTCTTGAAATGTTTGCGTTAAAATGTTTACCCTGTGATTCCGCTTTCTTAAAATCTGTAAA